AAATGGTCTTCTGCTTTTGTATCAACATCCTCTTTGTTTGTTTTATCAAGAGGTAATGTTGGTAGTTGTGCAATTAAATTAGTGCACGAACTAAATATTACGAGACCTGCTTCTTCTGTCTCTTCATCTACTTGCAGGCGTCTATGTATTTCGTTTTTACCTGCAACACGTGACCCTCTGCTTCTGTCAGAAGGTCGCCATCGACAACCAGTAGCAATCATTTGTTCTGCTAGTGATGGTCCTGTATCTCCTCGTTTATGCCAGCAAGAGCTATCCAATACACCATAGCTAATCTGCCCATCATCTATTTCTTTTTCCAAGACAAGATATGCCAAATCTTTCGCAGTATATTTAGACACGTATAACTCACGGTATACAATAAGCTGCTCATTAGCCGGATTAACTGCAAACCATAATACTCCACTGTACGAAGAATAGCCGTAATCGCATGAACGAAACCTTCTCCAACTAGCTGGAATTGCATAATCATCCACCACATGGAATTTCCTATTAAACTCAGCAAACGCTGCACCTTCTGCAACATCCCAACTCCCTTCTAATAACTGTTTACGTTGCGTCTCTGGTAAAGAGAGCAACATGGCTTCATAATCCCCTGCGTTATACAAGTATGGATTATCAAGTAGTTTTGCCGGTATGAACCTTCTTTTAAAAAGGGGCATTCCTGCTCTGCTATGGGCTTTCGGGTATCTAAGTGTTTCACCCGTTGAAATATCTGTTGCCCAAAATGCTTTATTAGGTACAGAGGGGTCAATAAACATTTTTTTAACCCAACTGTGTCCCGGACCTCCGGGGTTTGTTGTACCTCGCATATAGACTGGTAACGAGGCATCTGCCGTTCTAAGACGAGAGCGTAAATAATCCCAAGCATAAGGTGTCGGATACTGTGTTAATTCATCAAAACCAATATATGTAAAAGCCTGACCTTGATAACGTAAAACATCTTTTTCTTGCTCCAAATAAGTCATCCATACACGTGCTCCCGAAGGGAACGTCCATTGACTTTTTCGTTCTTGCCATTTAGCACCCGGAAAAGCCCTTGGATATATTTCTTGAGATTTATGTATAATCTCTCTTAGTTCATCATTTGTACGTCTGAGTATCAATGCATTTGTTGCACCATTACCACAATAACGTAAAGGGTCAATAATTAAACTATAAGTCTTGCCCCCTCCAGCTGCCCCACCATATAATACTTCTCTTTCAGGTGCAGCTAAAAATTCTGTTTGTGGACCGGGGTTAGGTTTAAATAATATTTCCTGTTCCGGTTGCTCACTTGTTGATGTAGCATCTGGTTTAAAATATGCTTCATCCTGAATTATATCATCTTTTGTTAGATTTTGCAACTGTCGTTGCGTATGACGCAACTTCATCTTAGCAGACCTAACTTTTATTCCTCGTTTGCTTTTAGACTTCGACGTTGCTTTCAGCTTCGTACGAGGAGGTATAGCGTTTTTGTTGACCATCTCTTCTTCTGTTGGCTCTGTCTTTCTTTACACGTTTCCACAGACCCATAGAAGTAATCTTTCTTCCTGTATAATCTGTTAACCATCTAGCTACTTCTTTGTAAGATGATTGTTTTAAATATTGTTCTGCCTGTTCCAGAGCGTCCAACTGCTCTTCAATAGGTTCTAAAACATAACTATTTTTATCAGACTGTTTATATCCCCAAGGGACAGTCGGTCCTTTTAAACTATTGTAGTGGTTCATCCTCTTCTTTCTTTGCAGGTAAAACAAATAAACCGACAGGTTTGTTGGTTTCTACATTTATCTTTTCTACCTTAGATAATCCAATTCTGTCAAGTATTTGTTGTGATGCTAATAGTTTTTCTCTTGTGCCTATTTCTGTTGGGTCATCTAAAACACCTACCATTGACATTACAGCTTTAGGAGCATGTGCCGCCATTTCTAATTCAGCACGTTCAATAATCTCCTGTCGTAATGATTGAATAATGTGATGTGGATTAGTGTTTTCTGAATAACCTGCAAGACGCATGGCTTTAGCATAATTACCCTTTGCTTCTCCAAATAAATTGTTTAAAAAGTTTTGTTGTAATTCTGTTAGTTCTTTACGCACGTTTATTCTTCTTTCTTGCTGTTTTAGTTCTGGCAAAAGAACGGTTCTTACTCTTTGATTTTACAGACAATTTTTTATTATTCATTGGATTGCCTGTTGTATGATGTACGTCTTTGCCATCACCTTTAGTTACCACTCCACGTTTAGCCATAATAGCTCTAGCTTTATTACGTGATGCCCTTCTTTTTATTTGTTTAGGACGTTTGTGATATCGGTCATATTCTTTTCTATAATTACGTTTAGTCATGTCTTTTTTCGTACTTGTTTACGCTTGCGTCCAGAGGGTGATACGGACCATTTAATACTGGTAGGTTTTCCTCCGGGATTTCCTGCTTTGCGTTTCTTACGGACGGCTGCAGATTTTTGTCCTTTGGACATCCTGTCCGCAACTGCTTTCGGACGACACGCTGGATATTTTCTCTTTGATTTAGCAGCCGATTTACGCCCACATGGTTTCCCTGTTGCTACGTCTCGCCAATCTTCTTTGAACCATTTTCTTAGTCCGCCTTTGTATGCCATTTACGCTCACTTTCTAAATTGGTCTTTTATACTTCTGATTACACTTTTTAAATCAAAAGGTTTTTCATTTGGTCTATAGGGACACTGGTATTCTCTTGGGCATTCTCCTGCATCATACGGCACATACTCTCTATATTGTGTATGATTTGCTCCAACGAATATACAGATTCTAGTATCTCCTTCTAACAAATGACTTGCCAATCGACAAGTTGTCATCTGCTTTTCTTCGCCTCTTGCTTTACTTATGCCTAGCAAAAGGTAAAATAAAACAAAAAGACCTAATAATGCTAAGTAGAAAGACTTATTATCCATATCATCCACCCTATTGCACTAGCCCCTACTAAACAGGCTATACCAATAATGGTGTAATCTCGTATCTGTCTATTTCTTTCTTGCCTAGCATATACAGCTTCCTTTCTAGCTTTTCGTATACGCCCTTCTTCGCGTATCAGGTCGTCCCACGCTTGGACTCCATAATGTGCAATTAAAAAGTTTTTTAGTTCTTCTCTTTGCTTTTGTAACTTTTTCTTACTAGCAAAACTTTCTATTGCAACTTGTTCAATCGAACCATTAAACAACTTGTCTATGGTTGATGGATTATTAGAGTTTTTGTGGATATTGTCAACATCACTAACTGCTGACATCCAACGACCTAACTCACCGGATAAATCCTCAATCTCTTTGCCTAACATAATGGCTTTTTTGATACCGTTATAGGCAGCTGTTGCCCCTGAGACAGCAGCCGACAAAGTTATTGGGTCTAACATATTTTTATTTTTTATCTCTAGGTAAACAAACTGCAACTATTTTATGTTTCGTCTTGCCGTCGTTGCTAGGGACAAGAGGTTGATTATTTATCCTTTCTGCAAAATATTTACAATCGTTAACATTTGCAAATGATTGAGTGTTGTTTTGAATTGCTGTGCCAATGTAAACATATAGCACAAATTCAATCATGACGAACGCCAGCCACCACCCATTGCTTTGTATCGTTTTGCAGCAAAAGCATTTGCGTAAGCCGAAGGATATACCTTAAACTTACGCTTTGCTTCAGCTTTTGCTTTTGACCATAAAGCTGGTTTAGTAGGTTTTGGCTTAGACGAAGATTTTTTCTTCTTCTTTGCTGCCATTATACTTTAACCAATTTGTAGCCTTTAGATTTAGCCATACTTCTGATTTGAGCAAGAGTCATTGTTTTCTTTGCTCCACCACGTGACATGCCTTTAGACTTCATGCCGCCTCTAGCCATTCCTTTAGCTTTTGTTCTGCCTTTCATTCCGCCTCTAGCATAGCCTTTGGATTTCATCTTTGCTCCACCTCTTGCCATACCTTTAGCTTTTTTCTTACCATGCATCGCCATATTATTTCTCCTTAGCGTATAAATTATTAAATACTCTAGCAGTATCCTCAACATAGTTAGGGTCTTGCTTTGAGTGATGAGTCCATTGACTCGGTACAAAATCAGGTGGACCTTCACCTGTTACAAACCATGCAGGGTTTGTCACCCTTACACGATTATTCGGTAACGCAACTATATTACCTGTCCATTTTCCTGCATCCATTAATTCCAACACATGACTTTGTTTGTGTTGTGCAGGGTCATCAGCTACTTCAGTATCCGTATAGTCAATAGTAAAATAATACTTTGCCGGATAAAACTGATTATCTATTTTTGCCTGCCAAGGACAAGGCGTTGCTCTATTCAATACAAAAACCGAATGATGGTGCGATTGACAATCCCAAGGCTGAGCCAAATATGTAGGCATAGGTTCTGCCCATTCATCATATGGTGTATCTCCTACAAGGGCAGTTAGCGGCATTCTCGCCCACATAGCACCCCCGTGTACATTCTCTTCTTCGTCGCAACCTGTAAACAATATCTGAAAACTTAGTGTTTTCATTGGTAAGGTTGTTACTGCTATAGCCATACCATGTAAAAACTCGCCATGGTATCGCTGAAAATTGGTCGTATATTCTCTACGAACCCATACCTTAAAATAAGGTATATTACTTGTTATATAGTTCATTTATTTCTTCTTACGTTTAGTTATCCGTTTTTGTTGTTCAATAAATGCTCTATAAATGCGAGCTGCACCAGCTTTGCCAGCAACTCTTGCTCTTTGTTCCATTGCAATAGCAGCCTGCGTTTTATGAGCATGACTCCTATTTGACCTTTTAATTTTAGCTACTGATGCTTTAGCGTCAGCGGCTGTAGTAAATTTTAATCCCCTAATTGTACCTTTAGGGTTTTCATCAGTATACAGGTCACTATGTTTCTTTGACCTTGCGGGCTGCCCCTTTTTTCTTGGTATTCGAGGAGCCACTATTTATTCTTTTGGGCTGCCATAGATTTTTCAATAGCTTTCTGTCTTACTTTCTCATAGCCTGACATTTTGCCATCTTTATCTAAATCTCCAAGCATAGCACCTTTCTTTAATCTAGGCACATTAGTCTTTAATTCCATAATATGTGGTGTTTTCTTTTTTGCAACTTTTTTCTTTTTCTTCTTAGGTAAAGTTGCTTTACCACGTTTGTTTTTTAAATCTCTATCTGATTGTGGACTTAACAAATATTCATCTAGGCTCATATAATCATCTCTTCCTAGATTAAAATAGTTTTCTCGTTTCATTTGGTCAACGTCAACAACCTCTGGTTTAATATCGTCATCTTCAGCCATGTAATGGTACTCCCTTCATTCTATGAATTAGTCTATCTGCTCTATTGGTTACTTGTTTGTACCATCTAGAATCCTGCATTTGATTTCCGGCTTCAATCCACTCGCCATCTCTAACAGCCTGTATCATTTTTTTAAATTTGGAAAATCTTGGATATCCGAGATTGAACATCATATTTGCCATGATTAATCTTACTTCCTCTGGCAAGGCGTCCCAGTCATCAAATATCTTTTTACAATCCATTATAGTCGTTCGTATATCCTGCTCAAAACATTCAAGCACCCGTTCTTTGCTAACGGCTGTTCCAATAGGTTTGTCATGTTCCGGGTCAGTCTCTTTGACCAAGTGCCCAATACCAAAAGTGGGTAAACCAAGATGGTCCAAATACGTTTCATACTTACATCCCTCATCAATCTCTAATTCTTTCTGCAACCGTTCAACAAAGTATTCCATTAATTAGTCCTTTTCAATTTCTCATTTTCTTTTAATATTTTATAATAAGATTTTGTCAATTCTTTTATATCATCTTTTAATAAAAATATTGTCTCTCTTGCCGCTACCAACTCTCGTCGTAAGTTCTCTTCAAATGTATCTTCGTGATTATCCCAACCATTAGCTTTAATTATTGTTTTTTGCTTTTTGAGATGCATTTGTTTCTAGTTCCATAATAGATTTTTTTTCTTCTTTTTTCTGTTGCATTTTATGAATAGGATAAG